CAATAGAAGCGAGTAATGCGAGAGAGTTAAAACGAATCGAGGCGATTTATGGGGAAGAAAAGCCGAGATAATTGGATTTATGCCTACTATCAAAAAGTTAAGGACGGCTCTGTCTGTGTTGGCGAGTATATCCGGTTGATTTTGGAATACTTGATACACGGATTAGAATCAAAAGAGTTCTTTTACGATCAGAAGAAGGCAGACGATGCGATTGAATGGATAGAAGCGCATGGTTTTCATACAGAAGGGAAACTCGCTCCGGGTCCGTTGATTTTGGAGCTGTGGGAAAAAGCTTTTGTCGCGAGCCTGTTCGGGATCGTTGACAAGGATGGTTTGAGACAGTTTCGTGAATGCGTTCTCATCGTTGGCAGAAAAAACGGAAAGAGCCTGCTCACGGCGAGCATTGCCAAGTATGTCTGGTGGAAGGGTGGATTTGGAACAAAAGTTTACAACATCGCTCCGAAATTAGACCAGGCCGATATCATATATAACAACATTTGGCAGATGACACTTCTGGATCCAGAGTATCAGGAGTTGAAGGAATCGCTTTCAGAACGTGATGCGCATAATAAGAAGGTTTTGGATGATTCAGCTCTGCCGAAACACAGAATGTCGGATCTGTACATCACGGCAACGAATTCAACGGTCAAGAAGATCTCGTTCGATGCGAAAAAATCCGATGGTTTCAATCCTAGTCTCTGTATATGCGATGAAATCGCTTCATGGGACGGCGATAAAGGGTTGAAGCAATATGAAGTTATGAAGTCCGGCATGGGGGCGAGAGACGAGGGAATCTTGATTTCCTGCACAACAGCCGGGTATATAAATGAATCAATATATGACGAGTTGTACAAGCGATGCACTCGGTTATTAAAGGGAGACAGCAAAGAAAAGAAGCTGCTTCCTTTTTTGTATGTCATCGATGATCTCGAAAAGTGGAATGACATTAACGAGCTTCGGAAGAGTAATCCGAATTTGGGTGTTTCCGTCTCGGTCGATTTTATGCTCGAAGAGATTGCGATTGCAGAAGGTTCTCTTTCCAAAAAAGCCGAGTTTATTACGAAATATTGCAACATCAAACAGAACAGTTCACTTGCATGGCTTGATACAGGAACCGTCAACAAATGTTTTGGAAATCCTCTCGATCTGGGTATGTTCCGGTCATCGTATGCTGTGGCGGGCATCGACTTGTCACAAACTACAGACTTGACGGCTGCAACACTTATAGTCGAGAAAGACGGCGAGCTTTATGTGTTCGCGAAATTTTGGTTACCTGCTGAAAAGATAGACGAAGCAACGGTCAGAGACGGAATTCCTTACAACATATACATTCAGCGGGGGCTGTTGGCTACTTCCGGCGATAACTTCGTAGATTATCACGATTGTTACGAATGGCTCGTTGATATGGTCGAAAAATATGAGATCCTTCCGCTAAAGGTTGGATATGATAGATATTCTGCGCAATATCTGATACAGGATCTCGAAGCTTACGGCTTTCAGACGGACGATGTTTATCAGGGCGATAATCTGTGGGGTGTTCTGCAGGAGATGGAAGGTCTGATGAAGGATGGCAAAGTCCATTGCGGAGACAATGATCTGCTCAAAATTCATTTACTCAATTCCGCGATAAAGATGAACACAGAACGAGGCCGGGGCAAGCTTATCAAACTGAATGCCAGTGCGCATATTGATGGTTGTGCAGCATTAGCGGATGCCTTCTGCGTTAGACAGAAATGGTTTTCCGAAATTGGAGATAGATTAGCAAACGAGGCATAAAATGGGATTTTTTGATTTATTTCTGAAAAAGGCACCAAAGCCAAAAGGTAAATATCAGGGCAAGTTCGAAATGCTCAACGGTTACGAACCGAGGTTTACTTCATGGGGCGGTAGTCTTTACGAATCAGAGCTTATCAGATCGGCAATTAACGCAAGGGCGGTCCATATTTCAAAATTAAAATTCGTAACGGAAGGATCTGCGAAACCTGCACTTCAAAACAAGTTACAACATGGACCGAATCAGTTTCAGACATGGAGCCAGTTCTTATACAGGCTATCAACGGTTCTGGATGTACATAATACAGCCTTCATTATTCCGATTTATGACAAGTATGGCGAAATAAGCGGTATTTTTTGTCCGTTGCCTGCGTCCTGCGAGGTTGTACAGTACGGCGATGTTCCGTATTTGCGGTATGAGTTCCGGTGGGGCGAAAAGGCCGCAATCGAATTGGAATACTGCGGAATCCTGACAAAGTTTCAGTACAGAAATGATCTTATGGGCGAAAATAACCATGCTCTGTACCCGACAATGGATTTAATTCACATCCAGAATCAGGGCATACAGGAAGCGGTCAAATCTGCTGCAACATATAGATTTTACGCGCAAGTCAACAATTTCACGAAATCGGATGATCTTGCGAACGAACGTAAGCGGTTTACAGAGGAAAACTTCAGCAAGGATGCCGAAGGCGGTGGCCTGCTACTCTTCCCGAACACTTACACGAACATAAATCAGGTAAAATCGGAGCCTTACACAGTAGCAGCTTCTGAAATGGAGCTTATCGAAAAGAATGTTTATCAGTATTTCATGGTAAACGAGGATGTTTTGCAGAATAAAGCCTTCGGCGATGCGTGGTCGGCATTCTATGAAGGCGCGATCGAGCCGTTCGCGGTTCAGTTCTCGGAAGTAATGACGAAGATGTTGTTTACCTTCCGGGAGCAAAGTCAGGGAAATATCGTAATGCTGACGGCGAACAGATTGCAGTATATGTCGAACGCAGACAAGCTGAACGTATCAAGTCAGCTTCTGGATAGGGGAATCATGAGCATTAACGATGTTCGCGAGATTTGGAATCTCGAGCCTGTTGACGGTGGCGATGCTCGAATAATAAGAGGCGAGTATTGGAACGCAGACGAGAAGATAAACGAGGAGAGAGTCGATGAAAATTAATAATTTGGAATTGAGGCCGTTCACATTTGAAGTTAGAGCCGAACAAGACGAAAAACATGGCAATATCCTGACGGGTAGACCGATTGTGTATGATTCCCGGACAGATTTAGGGTGGTATGACGAAATAATCGAGAAGGGCGCACTCATAGACACAGATCTCCGTGATGTGCGTTTTTTGATTAACCATAATACCAACATGATTCCGCTCGCAAGAAGTCGGAATAATAATGAGAATTCAACAATGCAAATGAGCATTGATGAAGAAGGTATGAAGATCAGAGTTGATCTTGATATCGAGAATAATGCCGAAGCGAAAAGCCTATATTCAGCAGTAGAACGTGGAGATATTGATGGGATGTCATTCATGTTCACAGTTGAAGGGCAGGAATGGGCAGAAGCAGATTCAGATCATCCGACACGAACGATAACAAAAATCGGAAAAGTGATGGAAGTTTCAGCAGTTACATTCCCGGCATATCAGCAAACATCGATTTCAGCTCGTGGATTATCTGAAGCATTGGACAATGCGAAAGATGCACTGGAGAGTGTGCGTAAAGAGTTGAGAAAGATAGAAGCACAGAAGCAGAAAATCAGAATCTTATCGGAGGTTTAAGTTATGGAAATCAAAGACATGACAGTTGAGCAGCTCGAAGCTCGTAAGAACGAGATAGTTGCATCGCTCGACAATGAAGGTGTAGATCTGGATGCACTTGAAGCAGAAGTTCGTTCCATTAAGGAAGAGCTCGAATCCAGAGCAGCAGAAGAAGCTAAAAAGGTTGAAATCCGCAAAGCGGTTGCCGAGGTACAGGCTCCGGTTGTGGTAGAAAAAATCGAAGAGGAGAAAAGAGAAGTTATGACAAACGCAGAAGTTCGCGCATCGAAAGAGTATGTAGATGCATTTGCACGTTACCTTGTTTCAGAGAATGACGCAGAAGTAAGAAGCCTTCTTACAGAGAACGTTTCAGGATCAGTTCCTGTTCCCGCTATCGTTGATGAGATCATCAGAACCGCTTGGGAGAACAGCGACATCCTTTCAAGAGTTCGCAGAACAGAGATCAGGGGAAATCTTAAAGTTCCTTTTGAGCTTTCAGCAACAGGCGCTTATGTTCATACAGAAGGAACAGCTGCACCTACTGAAGAGAGCCTTTCACTTGGTATCGTTACAATGGTTCCCGCTACGATCAAGAAATGGATCCGCGTTTCTGACGAAGCTATCGCTATGGGTGGCGAGACACTCGTTCGTTACATCTATGATGAGCTTACATATCAGATCGTTAAGAAGCTTACAGCTCTTGTTATCGGCGATATCACAGGCGCATCAACAAGCGCAAGCGCAAACGCTGTATCAGTTCCGGCTATCACAATGAATCCGGCACTTACCACAGTTGCAACAGCATTCGCTAACCTTTCAGACGAGGCACAGAATCCTGTTATCATCATGAACAAGCTTACATATGCTTCATTCATAGGCGCACAGGCAGGCGGAAACTTCAGCTTCGATCCGTTCAACGGACTTCCTGTTCTTTTCAGCTCTGCGCTTCCTGCTTACACAAGCGCATCAACGAATCAGGTTTATGCTATCGTTGGAGATCTTCGTGGTGCACAGGTTAACTATCCTGAAGGCGATGGAATCGCTATCAAGTACGATGATCTTTCAGAGGCAGAAGCTGATCTTGTGAAGATTGTCGGCAGACAGTATGCAGCTCATGCACTGACAGCGTGCAATATGTTCTGCAACATCAAGAAGAGCGCATAATCTATGAAGGTTAAGCTTCTTAAAGATGCGAGAATAAAGCACATGGCCGGGGAGATCGTTGAGGTTTCCCCGGAAGAGTGCCATTTTCTTGTGTCGACAGATAGTGCAATAGTGGCTGAAGCTGTCAAGGCTCCTGTTGCAAAAGCTATCGAAACGCCAGAGGAGAAGCTTCCGGAAGCGGAAGTTCCTGAAAAAAAGGCAAAAGTAACAAAGACAGCGGCAAAGAAGCCTGCTGCAAAGAAAAAATGAAATTATTAATCGCTATTCCTTCAAATGATACAATGCCTTTTCAGTTCGTTGAGAGCCTTCTGAAGTTGACAAAACGGCTTTCGGAGGATGGAGTTGATTACGAGGTGGCTATACAGGGTGGCACTCTCGTTCATGTTGGACGTGATAAGCTCGCGCTGAAGGCTATCTCAAGCGATTATACTCATGTTCTGTGGCTTGATGCGGACATGGTATTCACAGAAGATCTGCTCGATGGCTTAATGTTTTCGGGTAAGGATTTTGTAACAGGCATTGCCCATGCCAGAAGAGAACCTTATCCGAGTTGCATTTTTACGGAAATATTTCCGAATGTTAGCAAATGGAAGGGCGAATATCCTGACAAAGCATTCAAGATCGCGGGGTGCGGTATGGCCTGTGTTTTGATGAAAACAGAAATCATCAAGGACGTATGGGCGCATCACAGCACAGCATTTTTCCCTACACGCGAGTTCGGGGAAGATATCGCGTTCTGTAAACGAGCGCAGGATCTCGGGTATGAGATATGGGCAGAGCCGTTCGTGAAGGTCGGACATTTAGGTCATATCGTAATATATCCGGACTTCGAAGAGACATTTAGGAATAGATTACAGAGGTAAACCATGCTTGATAGAGTAAAATTAGCACTTCTCATAAGTGGAAACGATTTCGATTCAGAGCTTACAGATCTTATCGATGCTGCAGCAAAAGATCTCGGAATAGCCGGGGTTGATGCTCTGGTTATAAGCACAGACACAAATGATGCGCTGATTATCCGCGCAATCATCACATATTGCGGTTATCAGTTCGAAATTATGCACGGCTCGCTTGACAGATCTGAAGCATACAAGAAGTCATATGACGAACAGAAGGCACAATTAGGCATGGCAACAGGCTACACAACGTGGTAATTCAATGAACCGGGCAGAAAAAATCAAGCTTCTCACAATAGAATACACACAGGACGATCTCGGCGAATGGACAGAGACAGCCACAGAAACGGATGTTTTTGCGGTGGTTGATTCCATCACAATGAATGAGTTCTATCAGGCGGGGATGCAAGGTTTCAAGCCAGAATATCGAATGACGGTATGGCTGAACGAATACAGCAATCAAG